TTATGACGCACTCCTACTTCCCTTTCTTTCTCCGAGACCAACCTGTTCCCGGAGTACACGATTTTCACCTTTAAGCATATTGATTTCAGCTTTCAATTCTTCAATCAGTAAAGAATTAGAAGATTCAACTCTCTCCATTTCCCCTATGCCTGTCAGAAGCCAACCAATATCAAGGCATGGATAATTTATTGCAATGCTTTTCAGTTTATCAGGTTGAATAGATTCCCTCATCCCTGAAATAAACCCAGAAGATACTCCTATAGACCTACAAAAATCAACAGCCTTAATATTATAACTCCTTAAAAACAGTTTAAGCCTCTCTTTTACTGAATCTTCCATAATTAAAACAATTTAGAATAATTCTATATTAATAGCATTGCAATATTTTATCGCCATTTTTCTTGTTTTAGTTATTGCATTGCTTTATTTTTGCATCCGTAATCAACAACCAACCGATTGAGCAATCCTCAACGGAATAGTTAATTCGCAAATTTAATAAACCTTTTTTAATATGGCATATTTTAGACACAGAATTTTGTACGAAAAAGGCGTGATACCCCAATTGGCTAAACGCTTCAATGTATCAGAGAACACAGTGCGTTATGCACTCCGCTTTGCAACCGAAGGGGAACAACCCGACTTAATACGTAAGGTAGCTCTTGAAGAATATGGATGTGCATTGTCACAGAAACCATTAACTATTAAGAGGTAACACGTACATTCTCTCCATATAATAAAAACATAAAAATCATGGATCTGAATAAAATTTCCCGAATCCTCTGCATAATCCTTACAGTTGTAGGGGCATTTGCAATGTTAGGAATTGCAGGTCGGCAGGACTACAATCAAGAAGTCCTCTATACAATGCCGCAAGAAGCTTATGAGCAAATCGTGCTTATACTTGGTGATGATGCTACGGACACAGACATCGTTCGTACATATATGAATAATAAGCAATACTATGACAATCTTAGCTATTGAGTATATGGAAATTCAATTTATTGATAAATCTGTGACATTTGATACGTTCGTTACAAGCGTAGCAGCCAAACTTGCATCCTTTATAAAAGAGGATACGGACGATAAACCCTATATCTCACAGAATGAGGCCTTCCGGATATTCGGGAAAGGTAATGTACTTCGTTGGTATAAACAAGGAAAAATCCAGCCGTGCAAAAGGCCTGGGAAAATAGAATATCCTACAGCCAGACTTAGGGAACTCTCTCGAACGGTTCAAGATTACTTTGATAAATAGGTCGAGTTTCCCGACCACTTCTTCTTTAGCTCAGTGGTAGAGCAGCGCGTTTCATTTTGTTGTTTGTCTCGTGTTTAAAGGTTAGTTGATTTTCATCGCGCAGGTCACCGGTTCGAGTCCGGTAAGAAGAACAATATAAAATGATATAGGCAGTGTGATTTGCAAGGTTTCAGTCGTGCCACCTAAAAAACTGATATACATAGCAGATGCTGAGTTGAGGGCGATAAAAGAGTAGCCTAAACGCTTTATGTAGAAGTCTCAAAACGCTTCTATCATAATGAACTTGTAGAGGTATATCAGAGTAGTAAGTATGACTTTTAAATCATCATTCAGTTGGTGTTCTACAATATATAAATATAAAAAAGAAAGCCCCCGTGTTCTTCGGAGCACGGGGGTACATGGAAAGCTGGCAGAGTGGTCTATCGCACCTGTTTGCTAAACAGGTTAACCAAAAGGTTACAGGGGTTCGAATCCCTTGCTTTCCGCAGTCTTGTATCAATGAACGCACCACTTTCGGAAATTTGAGGTCGTTATGGGAGCGACCAATATTATGAAAGAAAGTAGTAGATTGAGAGAGTATGGTAAAACCCATATAAGTCCAAAGGGTATCAATCGAGGTGGATTCCTGCAAAATCATGCAGCAGTTGACGGTGACGACATGGCGGTTCATGATGTTGACAGTCCGGAATAGACGGACATACGGGCGGTTATGTATATCGTGGCTGAAACTACGGTGAGGTGCACCAATATCCGTGAGGCCGGTTCGACTCCGGCACCGTCCACAAGCCTTTAGGATGGATGAAGCAGAAGTAGTGATCCCAAAGCTCATTTTGTTACGGGCTGCCCGGTATTTATTCCGGCTGACACGACGGAAAGACGCCGAAAAACAACATGAGTGTCACTATGAAGTAGCTGAAGTCGTGTGTTTTGCTCCGGGGAACTGCCCCGGAGCTTTTGTAGACATTTAGACATGAATTATATAGTATTCGGTTTCAAGATCCTTTGTTAACCAAAGTGTCTGTTTATGTAGTAATATGCTCTTTCGGTCTGTGAAGATAGAAGGCAATCTTTTAATAAATTCATGATATAAATTTTAGATTTATAGCCCCGCTTTTGGTATGTGAATATCGAAGCGGTTTTTAAACAGTATTCCCTAACCAGTTTTATATATAACCTCTCCCCGCCCCGTCTATGATTCGGGTTCGTAAGTGTTGCAACTTGGCGGGGAGCAATAATCCGTGAGGACGAGTTAGTTGGTATGAAAGGTAGAAAACTCTTTGTTAGCCTAATCATTACGATTACTAAATTGCACCGGTCTTGTTCGTGAGAATAGGAACCGGTTTTATCTGAATAATTGCCATCTATATATAATCAGGAAGCCGTATATCCTACTAAGCGTAGCCGTCCCGTAAGGAACATCGGGAGCCCGAAGAACTTCGGGCTTTCTTAATGATCTTATAACTATTCCTAAATATAACAATCATGAATTTACTAATTAAAGAAACTGTCTTACAGCGCATTATGCGTAAGACTGGACGAAAGCCGTGTCAGTGCAAATGTTCACTATGTAAAGAACAATGCCACACACCTTGTCTTGGAACACCTGAAGACATTGAAAAAATCATTGATGCCGGATACGGTGACAAGTTAGAAATCACCTATTGGGCTGTAGGTATCATTATGGGAGTTACCAAAAACGTCATTCCCATGCTACAAGCAAAAGCCGGCAATGAATACTGTGTATTTTTTAACAATGGACTATGCCAACTCCATGACAAAGGCCTTAAACCTACCGAAGGTAAACTCTCCCATCATTCTACCCGAATAGATAATTTCAAAGCTTCAAAGAGTATAGCTTGGAATGTTGCCAAGGAATGGATCAACGAAGAGAATGGCGAAGCAATCGAACGAATATTAACTAAGTACTTATCATTATGAAAACAATTGAAATGAAAGCATTAAGGGTTAAAACGATTTTTGAGTCCGTTGGAGAGAAAGTCGAATCCGGTAAAATAACAATAAGAGAAGCTGCTATCATACTACACAAAGCCGGATGGACTAATTATATAGATATTGACATAACTAAGAAATTGCTTGGTTTAAATTAATTCAATATTGAACAGATAGGAATCAAATGAACCTACAATCTAAGATAGAATACTCCATCGCTTTGCTTCGCAAATGTGAACAGATGGCACTTGACTACGACCCGGAGAATGGCTTCTCTTTAGCTTTTTCCGGCGGTAAGGATAGCCAAACTCTCTACCACCTTGCAGTAATGGCAGGAGTAAAGTTCAAGGCTCACATGAACCTTACCAGCATCGATCCGCCAGAGGTGATTCGGTTTGTAAAGAGGAACTATTCCGATGTAGAGTTGATAAAGCCTAAAATGTCTATCTATGACATGACTAAGAAAAAACATGTACTACCAACGAAGATTATTCGTTGGTGTTGCGCTGAATATAAAGAAAGTTCTGGCGCGGGAAAAGTTACACTGATAGGTATACGTAAGCAAGAAAGTGTAAAACGTTCTAAGAGAAATGAATTTGAAACCGGAAGAAAGGGGAAAGCGACCTTTTCCGGGACTTTCGACCAGTGGAGCGACCATAAAGAAACTATGGTTACCTGTGTCGGAGGTAAAGACCAAATACTTCTTTCTCCCATTATTAACTGGACAGAGAGGGATGTTTGGGAATTCTTGAACAGCAATAATATTTCGCATTGCAAGCTCTATGATGAGGGTTATAATCGAATTGGGTGTATTCTCTGCCCAATGTCGAGTTACAAGACAAAAATAAAAGATATACAACGTTTCCCTCATGTAAAACGCAAATGGATAAAAGTTATACAATGGCTTATTGATAACGGATATGCTCCTGAAAAAATCAAAGAATCAGGAGCGGAATTTGGTTTTAATTGGTGGCTAAGCAGTAAGAGCTTTGACCAATACTATGCAGACGAAGTTCTGCAACAGAAAATAGAGTTTAACGTATAACAACTCTTTCCTGAAACAGAAGATGCCTTTGCAATATCAGGAAGTCTTGTAGCATCCGAATTGCTTGCGGCGACAGGTCTGACTATATCATATCGGGATTGGGAACGCAAATGTATTGAACAAGTACGCAGGGAATATCCCGATTTGAAGATTTTGGTCTTTCATATCGACAAGTATTCGGAAGATTCGCTAAGTGAAGAACCTGTCGAACTCGGATTCAGGGAATACTCCTTTAGCAGCGAGCGTACGGATGATTCTAATAAATTGTCGGAATGAGGTACCAACCTCTCCGGTTACAGATTCCGACAATCCATATTTGTTCGCAATTCTTACCATATCTTCCGATATAGTAGGTAATGAATATAATCCTTTGGATTTTAGTAAAGGAACCTCATTTATCCGACACTCTACTCCAGTCAAATCTCCGAGATGATTTACAGCAGATGCAAAATCTGTAATTTTACAATTCTCATATTTTTTCATATTGAATTAATTTAAAAGTTTGACAATGCAAATATAACATAAGCAGCTGGAAGCCGCAAGTTTTCATAATTGAATTAAAAGTTTGACACACGGCTTTTTCATTTAAAAATGCTTTGAAAATTCAAAGGATGTAACAAATAGACCGTTAAAGTCCATTTGTATCTCTATTTAAAATGATCAAAATAAATATGAGCGAATTGACTAAAATGATAAAAGTTCCTCTTTGGGAGCTAAAAGAAATATCCGATACACTTCGGATGGTAGCAAATGCGCTTGATTCTCCTAAAAGAGAATCATGTTTAGATCGGAACGTAATGCGTTCATGGAATTATGTAGTTGATATGATAAAAGGAAAGATACCCTCTGCATCTGAAAGCATTGACTACTATATAAAAGTTGGACAGGTTCCTAATATAAACGAATAATCAATACAGATATAACACAGGTTCTTAAGACATTTCTTGTTGTGTGTTTATTCATGATTAGTTTAGGGCGGCATCACGGGTTGGTGTTGCCTTTTTACTTTTAATGAAACGCACAATTCAATTATAAACAATCAAATAACTTACATCATGAGTAACATTCTTCTTACTGTCGAGGAGATTAATCAAATGAATCCCCTCGACATCGTGCAATCAGCATCAGTAAAACAACGTTTTATTCAAATCTACGACACTCTTTGGGGCGAAGGTACAGGCGAATCAGCCTATGAGCGAGAAAGCATTCACTTCAACCGTTTCCTTTCTGACAACAAGAAAGTATGCGATGCCGTAACGCGCTTTTCTATCTTTACTGCCTTTATTGACTTGGCAGTCTGTGGTCTGTCTGTCGAGCCGGGTGTTCGTGCTCTTTGTTATCTACAAGGGCGCAACACCAAAATCGGGAAAAACGAAAAAGGCTTTGACATCTATGAGCCTCGCTTAACACTAACTATTTCGGGGTATGGTGAACTGGTTCTTCGCGCCCGTTCCGGACAAATCAAGTATGCCGACAATCCCGTTATTGTCTATGAAGAAGATACTTTTTCGTTTTCCGATACAGATGGACGCAAATCTGTTAGATATACCTGCAATCTACCTCACAAATCAAAGAAAGTAATCGCTTGCTTTCTTCGTATTACCCGTACAGATGGTTCGATTGATTATTCTGTAATGTTTGAAGAAGACTGGTCCCGCCTGTCTGATTACTCGGCAAAGCAAAACCGATACTTTGACCGCGATCATCGCCAATGGGTAGAGAAAGGTCCTAATGAACTATACAAGTCTAATGAAGGTAGCATTGATACGGGTTTTCTCATAGCCAAGTGTATCAAACACGCCTTCAAAACCTACCCCAAAGTAAGAATAGGCAAAGGAACCGAACTTGCAACTGAACAGGAAGCCCCCACTCCAAGCATTGATGACCTCTATGGTGTGGATAAAACAGCGGAACAGCCAAATCCGGAACCTCAATCATTCGGTCCTGAGAAAGACACTTCTACCGGTGTTAGCTTTAACCCGGAAGAATCCAACAGTACAGACGATGGCGCATTTTAATGTTACAACCTTATAATATTATATAGTCATGAGTAATGAATTAGTAAAACAGGAAAATGTAGAAATGATTGTGAAGAATGCTCCACAATCCTACAACGAAAATCAAATCTCACATGATCGTTGCATTGAAACAGGCAAGAAATTACTGGCTGATATCCAAGCAGCGGGAGGAATGAATGATGAACTCGATCAACGTGCAGCCGAATTTATCAACCGTGCACGGAATACTGTTAAGAAGATGAATGATAAACGCTCACCGGTTACGAAGTTATTCGATGAAATACGTACAGTCTTCACCAGCATGGAAAATGACGTTGATCCTACTAAGGCGGAATCTGTTCCTGGAAAACTGCAAAAAATGCGTAATGACTACGCTGCAAAAAAGAGAGCCGAAGCTGAAGCCCGCCGTCGTGAAGAAGCACTTCGCCAACAAATCGAAGCTGCAAAGAATAGATACCGTCTTGCAGTGGAAGAAGACTACCAGCAATCTTTCAATCGTATGCTAAATGCAAGTTTCAATGAACTGACAACGCTAAACAATAATATTACGCTGGAGAACTTCTCCCAGCAAGAAAAAGCTATAAGAAACTTCCCTGTCACGTTGTCCGAAGACAAAATCACATTACTTCCTTCTGGTGCAATGATCCCGGCAGAACTAAGTGCAAACGATTCTCTAGGAATACGGAGAGAGGTAATGACTAGATTACTTCCAAAGTTCCGAGAACAGTACCGTTTTGACATTGGCGAAAATCGTGACAACATATTGTTTATGCTACCTTCCAAGAAAAAAGAGTTGGAAGCCATCTCGCAAGCTTCTGCTGAGGAAGCTCGCAGACGTGAAGAAGAAATGAAACTCCGTGAAGCTGAGGAAGCTCGCAGACGTGAAGAAGAACGTTTGCGCAAAGAAGAGGAAGAGAGAAATAGGCTTAAAGTACAACAACAGCAAAACGAAATGGCAGGACTATTCTCGCAAGCTGCTGTAGCAACTCCTTCCTATCAGCCTAAATTACAAGTCAAAAAAAAGATAGTAATTAACAGTCCTCTTGGCTTTCTTGACATAATAAACTTATGGTGGACTACTGAAGGATGTAAGCTCACAGTTGATGAATTAAGCAAGAAATTCAAATCACAAGTAACCCACTGTGAAAAGCTTGCCAATGATAAGACAGACCCTCATTTCATTCAATCCACATACATAAGCTATGAGGATGAAGTCAAAGCTAAATAAAGTATGAATCATAATCCAGATGAATATTACAATCGCCGTGAGGTCAGCAACAGTAACCTCACGGAATTGAAGAACCTACTCCATCCGCGGCAACAATTCGGTGATAAAGAAGCTGCATTCCGTTTCGGTTCGCTTGTAGATGCCATTATCACAGAATCGGCCCGGGTAAATATATACCGCCATACCGTAGATGACATACAATATACGGCTGATGAGTTTGCACTTGCACTCGAAATGTACAAATCCTTGAGGATGGAAGCCCGGAAAGATGACTTCCTCGCCAAAGTTTTGGAATTATCCGACACGCAGCGATTCATGGTCAATCAAGCGCAACGGTTTGAATATGGCAGCTTCTCTTTCACCCTTGACACTCGTTGCAAATGGGACTGGTTTCTGTCCGCATGTAATTTCGGTGGCGATCTCAAAACCACATTCGCCACTTCGCAAAAACAATTTGATGAAGCCGTGGACTTCTTCGACTGGGATCGTTCTCGCGCCTGGTACATGGATATTGCTAACAGTAACCTTGATTTTATTTATGCGATTTCTAAGAAGAACTGCCTCGTATTCAAGAAACATATCAACCGTGGTGATGCTATCTATCTCCGTGGACGTGAAAAATATGAAGAACTGGCATTTCAGTATTGGTGCCTCAATCTAACTTAGAAAATTCTTAATTGAAAAAAGAGAAAACAAATGGCTGAAATCAAAAGAATAACCATTGTCACCGCGCAAGGCGTGAGTGATTATACAGTAGGGAGTAAACATAAACCCGAAAATGAAAAGCCCGTTGCAAAAATCGAACGGACATACGGGTACACTGATTTTTACGGTAAATATGTAGGTGGGCATTATTCCGTATTGAGTGAAAGCGGAAATCTGATTGCGACAATAACAGAATCATGCCCAATAGTAGTTGATTACTTTTAAACAAAGGTATTAAATGAGAACTCCAATCACATACTACGGAGGTAAGCAGCAGCTGGCAGCCAAAATTATTTCCATGATGCCGGCACACAAGATTTACTGCGAGCCGTTCTTTGGTGGCGGTGCCGTTTTCTTCCAAAAGCCGAGAAGTTACCTTGAGGTAATCAATGATAAAAATGATAGGCTAATCACTTTCTACCGGCAGGCACAAGATCATTTCGATGAATTGCGCTGCCTGGTAGAGAATACTCTTCATTCAGAAACAGAATACCTGAAGGCTAAAGATTTCTATAATGGTCGAGTTCCGGCCGGAGACTTGGAAATAGCTTGGTCGGTATGGATGATAACCAACGGTTCTTTCTCCGGAAGCATGCACGGTGGTTGGAAATGGTGTAACGGATCGGCAGGAAGCCATACCGGCGTATTTATGCGAAACAAGCGTTCCGAGTTTAACAAAACCCTCCGTTCTCGTCTGGCCGAGGTACAGATTTCCTGCCGGGACGCTCTGGATGTTATTAAGCAACGAGACACACCGGAAACGTTTTTCTACCTGGATCCACCTTATCCCGGATGTACTCAAGGTCATTACCGTGGATATACCCACGAAGAATTGTTCCAGCTGCTTACCGTCCTGCAGGGAATAAAGGGAAAGTTCATCTTATCTAACTTCTGGTGCCAGACACTACGGTACTTCATTGCTGTGAATAAATGGCACGTTGAAAAGATAGATATGCCTCTCAAAGTCGCCAATCTCACTAAGGCGAAACGTAAGACAGAGATTTTAGTAAGTAACTACGAGCTAAATCCAACGCTGTTTTAGCTCAATACAAGAAATTTATGAATAAAAGAACAATGCAAATAGATGTCATCGGTCCGGTTGAAGGTACTGAATTGATGAAATGCAAATTGTATGTTGATGGTCGTGTATGTGTCATCGGAATGTCACAGTATGACTATGAAGAATTAATGCGCGAGAAAGTGTTTATCCGCGATGGCAAGAGTGTTGATTCTGCTGGTGTGATAAACACAACTAACACCTTCGTTGAAGAAGATTAATATTCATATATAGTAAGAAAAGAATATTATGGAAATACATAGAATGAAGCCGGAGAATCCTATTATCATTGTTGATGAAGCAGAGTTCGACCGAATTGACTCAATAGCCAAACTGAAAGAAGAAGAGGTAGAAAGACTTGCAGAAGAGAAGTTCTTGAGACATGTAAAGAATAATGGAGTTTACATGAGATTCCGTATTAATGGGGTGGAGAAGGTGATAAGGCAGGAAGTCCTTACTGAACTTAATTACGATGAGCGTGGGTGGCCGCAATCAATTTCTGAGGAAGTTAAGTATGCCATTGCTGACGATATTACTCATTATGTGAATAAGCATTTCGAACATTATAAAAATGATTGTAAAGAAATGGTAGAAAACGAATGGGGTAGACATAAGGCTAAGCATGAGAAAAAGATCAAGTATTGGAAATCTCTTTTTTTTATTACTTTTTTCGTGCTATTTGTTGAGTGTATTTATAGAATAATTCAATAAAAAATAAATATGAATCATGAATTAAAAACATGGCCGCCTTATTATCAAGCGATAATAGACGGAAAGAAAAGATTTGAAATACGGAAAAATGATAGATGTTTCTCCGTTGGTGATGTTCTTCGCTTGCGTGAATACGATTCTGCCAAAGAATTAGACCCAATAACAGAGAAGTACACTGGACGCTACTGCTACGTACGGGTAGATTATGTTTTAAGTGATTTTCTGGCTTTAGAAGAGGATTATGTCGCTATGTCTATAACTCTAATTAATTAATAAACAGAAAGGAATAAATATGAAAGAAAAATTATTAGTCTGGAAAATATACCCTGGCGTAGATGTATTTGGAATAAAGTCTTATGTTTCTTTAGATGGACAAAAGAGTTTTTCATCGACAATGCTGTTTAGGGGATTGGCTGGGAATTATTTAGAATAACGTATAAAAATGAAAATATATTGTCGCGTTACAGACCTGGGTCTCGTACCGATGTATGATTCAGACTATGACGAAAAGAAACGACTAAAAATAGGTGATACTGTTCTATGCGATATTAAGAAACCACGTAACTATGAGTTTCATAAAAAGTTTTTCGCATTGGTACGTCTCACTTACGACAATCTTCCAGAACATCTACATGAAGCCTTAAACATCTACAGCGAGGAAGATATGCGTACCTGCCTAAAGATGGATCTTGGGCTCTACTCAATTGTTCGTCATGGTTTTCGTGAGTATATAAATCCTCAGAGTATATCTTTCGCTGCAATGGATGAAACAGAATTTGAACGTTTCTATCACCGTTGTATAGATATCATCCTAAGACTCTATCTCCGTGGTACAGACCGGCAAGATTTACTTGATGAAATAGAACGTTTTAAATAATCAAAACAATATCATGAAAGTAGGTGAATATCATTATGCTCTACATGGGCGTCATTTCCGCATATATCAATGTGATTACTCAGACGGGAAAGTAACAACCTCAAAATCCGTTGCCAACGAACCTAATTATAATGACCGTGAAGCTGCACGCAGAAGGGTGTATGAACTGAATGGCTGGAATTACAAACCCAAAGAACTGAGATAGGTATGGAAGTAATCAAACATCAACTCAAAATCACCCCCTACCCCTATCAACTGGAAGGAATAATTCAAGGGTTGAAGTGGAAACGCCTTTTCATTGGTGATGAACCGGGATTAGGAAAGACATTACAGTCTATAGGAATCATTAATGCCGCTAGCGCCTACCCTGCACTTGTCATTTGTCCTTCCTCTCTTAAAATTAACTGGCAACGGGAAGTAGAGAAATTTACTGATAAGAAAGCAATTGTTCTTGATAATGCCAATCGTACCACATGGCCGTATCTTCTACAAATGAAGATGTTCCATGTTGCTGTTGTCAATTACGAGAGCCTGCGCAAATACTTTGTCTGGGATATCAAAGGTGGTAAATCCTTTCGTCTGAAAGATGTTGTTTTTTGCCCACAAATATCTATGTTTCGGAGCATAATCATTGATGAAAGCCATCGTGTAAAAGATGCTTCTACCCAACAAACCAAATTCGTTAAAGGAATATGTACCGGAAAAGAATGGATAATACTTCTGTCCGGTACTCCTGTTGTTAATCGTCCTTCTGACCTTGTAGCCCAACTCTCCATTATGGATCGCTTAAATGAATTTGGTGGCAAGGGGCAGTTTCTGCTTGATTATGCACAAGGAGAAAAAGCCGCTTCTAATCTTGAACAATTAAGCCAGGAACTATTTAGTCGTTGCCTCATTCGACGGGAGAAATCCAAGGTGCTCACTCAACTACCCGATAAGACACGAGTGGACCTCTATGTAGATATATCTAATCGCGAAGAGTATGATACTGCAGCCGAAGACCTTGCCAAATATCTGCGTGAGTATAAGCAGTGTCCTGAAGGAGAAATCCGACGCAAGATGCGCATGGAAGCCCTCGTTAAGTTTATGACCCTACGTTCCATTTCCGCAAAGGGAAAAGTTGCACAAGCAATAGACTTTGTACAGGTGTTCCTTGAGAGTGGAAAGAAACTGATTCTTTTCTGTTCGTTACATGATATTGTCGACGCACTTAAGAAATCCTTCCCTCGTGCTGTAAGTGTTACAGGGCGCGACAGTTCCATCATGAAACAAGCTGCTGTCGACGCTTTCCAGCAACGTGAAGATATGCAGCTTATCATCTGTTCCATCAAAGCCGCCGGTGTGGGACTTACCCTCACAGCATCCAGTAATGTAGCATTCATAGAATTCCCTTGGACATATGCGGACTGTACGCAATGCGAAGACCGTGCGCACCGTATCGGACAAAAGGATAATGTAACCTGCTACTACCTGTTAGGGCGAGGTACAATCGACCACCGTCTCTATGGCATCATCCACGACAAGAAAGCCATAGCCAATAAAATAATGGCTGCCGATGATGACATACCCACTGACCAGCTTTATTTCAACGAACTGGCCACGGCATTCATACAGTCCTATGAAAAAGATACCGCTTAAAGCATCCTCTCAACGGGCTATCGTGGAAGCCCTTGCATACTTTATTGAAAAGAATATTGATAACCCCGAAATGACACAGTTCACCCTTCGCCCTTTCCGTATAGCGCAAAGCGAAATGAAGCGTGCCATGGAGGATAAAAAGAAAAACAAATAATGATACACACATGGTTTGAATGTAAAGTCCGTTACGAGAAAGTAATGGAAAACGGAATGAACAAGAAGGTTACAGAACCTTATTTGGTGGACGCACTCAGCTTTACGGAAGCGGAAGCATGCATCATTGAAGAAATGACACCGTTTATTTCAGGCGAATTTACAGTATCAGACATCAAACGTGCCAACTATAGCGAATTATTCCCCAGTGAAGAAGAGGCCGCCGACCGCTGGTTCAAGTGCAAACTAGTCTTTATTACTTTGGATGAAAAGAGTGGTGCCGAAAAGAGAACATCTACTCAGGTGCTAGTGCAAGCAGCCGATCTACGTGACGCTGTTAAAAAGCTGGATGAAGGCATGAAAGGTACGATGGCTGATTATATCATTGCATCAGTATCTGAAACACCTCTTATGGATGTATATCCATATGCAGAACGTCCGGAACATCTTGATAGTATAGCTGAAGCTGCAAATTCTCCTGTTGTAAGCCATTTCATCACCTCTTTGCCTGATAACTGCAGGACTTCAATCACAGTAGCCGGCAAGGCTGTTATCATTGATAAAACCGGGCGTAATACCCGTGTTATCCCTGATAATTCGGAAGAGATTCCAAAAGGAAAGAAAAAGCCGGGTGCTAAAGAATCAGGTAAGGTTGAAGAGAAATAGCCATGACCTATGATGAGTTTTTAGAGCAGGAACGTAACCGGCCCTCTCGTAAGAAGCCAGCTGATCTTGAGCATCAAATTCAATGCGCCTGCATAGACTGGTTTCGTTTAGCCTACCCTAAGCTGCAAAGTCTTCTTTTTGCTGTTCCTAATGGTGGCAGACGTGATAAGGTGACCGGTGGTAAGCTGAAAGCTGAAGGTGCCCTTGCAGGTGTTGCTGATTTGATACTGCTTATTCCCAGGAATGGGTATGCTTCACTTTGTATCGAAATGAAAACACCTAACGGCATTCAGCGTGATTCTCAAAAACTCTGGCAGAAGGAAGTTGAAGCGGTAGGAAACAAATATGTTATCTGCCGTTCTCTTGAAGACTTCATACATGAAATAAAAGAATATTTGAATAACATGTAATCAATGGATAAACAAAAGGCAATACGTTGTATTGATTGTCGCAAGAGGCGATTAATACAATGGGGAAATACCCCTATAATCTCAGAATGTAAACAGTCTGGACGACGGTTAGTAGCAGACTCCAAAAGATTCTGCATTCACTTTGAACTAACCAAGTGTCCGCCAATAATTGAGCATTTTAAAACCTACACAGATGGCTAATTCAACAGGTCTCGACTATTTTTCATTTAACGTTGATTTCTTCGATGATGACAAGTTAGCACTTATAGAAGGTGAATTTGGCATAAAGGGAGCCTACATTGCTATTCGCTTGCTCTGCAAAATATATAAAGAAGGTTATTACTACCAATGGGGTGATGACGAGTGTTTGCTTTTCTCGCGGAAAGTGGGTGCCGGCATTGCTTCGGACTTGGTGAAAGAAGTTGTAAAGGGGTTGGTCAAACGTTCCTTTTTTGATAAAGGGGTTTTTGAAAGGTTCCAGATATTAACTTCTCGTGGTATACAAAGCCGCTATTTTGAAGCAGTCAAGCGTCGCCAATGCGTTGAAGCCCGACGTGATTTTTTGCTTATCGATGTATCGAAATTCCCTAATGTGCACATTTTAGAGGAAAATGTAAACATTGATAAGACAAATGCAGACATTTCACCACAAAGTAAACTAAAAGAAAGTATACTAAAAGAAACTCCTCCTCAAACTCCCCCTCACGGGGGCGCTTCGTCGACTAGAGGAGGAAGAACAACTTCGTCTCCTTCTTCAGAAAAATACTTTGATATAAAGTCAGCATTGCGAGGAAAGCCTGGCGTGAATGAGAATGATGTATGGGAAGCTATGCGTCTGACCGAAAACGGGAAAGAATCATCATTTGGTTTGAGTCTCGTCAAGCAATGGTTAGATGCTCCTTCCATGTGCAACTTCTATGAAATCCTACAGAAGTTACAAGGAATGGAACGGGCCGGACAAATAAAAGTTATGTCCCATGAAAATTACTTCACTTATGTCTTCTTGCTGGTAAACCTCACACAATCTGATGCTGATTCAGTACGATTGTATATTAAGGATCCCAGATTATTCGAAGAGTGTAAGAAGCTAATTGTCGAAATCAAAAAAGGCGGCATTAACCAACCAGGCAAATTTTTGCTCAAGAAACTACGTGAATGCCAAAAAGTTATCAATAAACAAAATCTTAAATAATATGAGTGGAAAAGATGTATTAAGGCTATTACTTATCAGTTACGGTTTTTGCCGTAATATTGAGATAAGTACTTATATTGGAGATGGTGGATGGATTGGTTACGAAGTATCGGCCAGTAATGACGATGGCATTGAATACTATGCAGTAGATTGTGAAGGTTTACTTTTTCATATATACGAGATACAGAAATTTATGAGAGATGAAAATATTGAACCTCGTTCAATGCTTGGAAACTTTAGCAACAAACATCTTCTTTCAGATGAGTATTTAAATAAGCTACTGAATATGTCAGAGAATAAAAATTATTGTAAAACAAACCCTTATGAATAGGCGTAAAACCATACAAGAAATGAGTGTGGCAAAAAAAATAGCAAACTGGATATACTACGAAGAAAAGAATAATTTCTATTGTTTTGAGTGTGTAGAAAAAAGATTGGAAGAAATCAACTCAAAGAGGGAATTTAGCTCTGATATCAATTATGATGCAGGAGATCAATGCGGATATATGCAAGACTATGCTTATGTTGAATATGAGGTAGAGTGTTGTATGTGCGGGAAGCCTTTATTTTCTGAAATAGATTGTTGAACTAATCAATAATGGGTATGACAAAAGAAGAACTTATAAGACTTATAGACAGCTTCATTAATGAACATGGGCTATGGTATGAATTTAAGGCATGGATAGAAAATCAGGGCTATTCCATGAAAGAACTTGGATTCCCTGATGAAGAATAATTCAAATCAGTATAGAAATGAATAATAATGAGATCAAACTTCAAAAGAATAATTCTAATCGTGATTGGAGCGATTTAGAATGGATTCAAGAGTTTCATTCCTTTTTGCAGGGTGATATTCCAGAAGGAATTTCTTTGGGTGATGAGTATAAAGTCAAACTTACTCCAGAACAATCAAATACTGTCATTTGGTATCTACAAGAACACTTCTCCATATTACCGGATTCAATAGAAATGTGTGACGTGTGTAAACGCTTGTATGATAGTTATTCCGAAGGTTGTCATTACGAGATTGAGGGAAAGAACTTTTGTGGAGCATGTGAAGACGAAAGCGAGGCTACATATTGCGATAATTGTATGTCTGATATGTGGAAATCAGAGGGTCGAGATGAAGATACAGGGCTTTATCTCTGCAAGAAATGTAAGGAGAATAAGGAGTAATTAGCGTAAAACCTATCAAGAATGAGCGAATTGACTAAAATGATAAAAGTTCCTCTTTGGGAGCTAAAAGAAATATCCGATACACTTCGGATGGTAGCAAATGCGCTTGATTCTCCTAAAAGAGAATCATGTTTAGATCGAAACGTAATGCGTTCATGGAATTATGTAGTTGATATGATAAAAGGAAAGATACCCTCTGCACCTGAAAGCATTGACTACTATATGAAGGTTGGCCAGGTTCCTAATATAAACGAATAACTAAATAAATATGAAACAGACATTAGAACAAGCAGCTATAGAAGCTGTAGAAAATCACTATGGAATGGATTACGACGGAAAGATGCATGAAATGTATATCCTTAGGGAAGCCTTCGAAGCTGGTGCAGACTGGCAAAAGAAACAATCACCTTGGATAAGTATAAAAGAGGAAAAACCGGTACAGAACAAGGTTGTACTCGTTAATCGCAACGGAAACCATTTTGCCGGACATCTATCTTATGCCATGGGCGACTGGTGGTGGGACACCACGGTCCTTAGTGGAATGGAAAGCCATCTTATGAGCGATGATGACTTGTGGATGCCGATACCTGAGTTTAACGAATAATAAATCAAAAAAGGAGAAATATAATGGGAGAAATAGCAGAAAGTTTAATAAATGGGGAATTTGATTACATAACAGGCGAATACTTGGGTGAAGGAGTTGGCTATCCAAGAACCCACGCTTATGGCAGACGCAACGCTCTACCTATTATAAAGAAGCCAACAAGCAAGGCGAATATATGTATCTCAAATATGTGCAAGGACAGAGGCTTTGATAACCATGAAAAGATTGAACTTGTAGCCAAGTTCTTACATAGTAAGGGGTATAAGCAACTGCCTAATCTATCAAAGCAGTATAAAATCATTCATAGTCAATATAAGAATAATTTTAGAAAGTTCTTAATTGAACAAATGGAGTTGAAAAATAGGAATGAAGAAAAATAATAATCCTCAAAACTATGAAATATGAATCAAATAGCCCGTAAACACCTTGTAGTAATCAGTAAGTTTGGAATGGAACAGATGGCCAACATCGACAAACATTAAGATACCATCTATCCTCGTTAGTCTTGCTTGCGTTGGCAGTACGAGTTACAGGGTTGAAACAGTAGCAGAGGAAAACCAAATTAACGGGAAATGCGGGCTATTTATTAATAAGAATAGAGATATGAAAATACAGAATGGAATAATAATAGACGGAATGCTGCATAAATTGAAAGGAACAAAACGTAGTAATTGTTTAAAATGTTCTCTATTTGATTTATGTAAAGAATTTAAAAATGCTGCCGTTTGCTGGATAAACATAATTTCTATATCAAAGGAAACGAATGTTGAGTTCAGATGTCTCGGTAAAGTAATAGATATTAAGACAGAAAAGGAAAAATGACAATGAAAAAGTATAGAATAGACAGATACGGGCTTTTCGACCATATATTCGATGTGGAAATGAGAAAGTGGTACGGATGGGTTATTGTCAAGAGGTTTAAAGCGGAAATCAAGAATAATATTGATGACGCGTTCGAGATTAAATACGCACAAGAACGTGCGGAAGAACTTTTAGAAAAACTGGAGGAAGAAATTTGAAATTAAATAAAAATGAGTAAAACGAAAATCATATTAGATACCTGTTGCGGTAGCCGGATGTTTTGGTTCGATAAGGAAAATCCTTTGACCTTGTTTGCTGACATCAGAGATGAAGAGCATACTCTTTGCGACGGTCGAAGTCTGAAAGTTCATCCGGATATCGTATCTGACTTTACCGATATGCCATTCTTGGATGAATCCTTTAAGCTGGTAGTATTTGACCCTCCCCATCTTCTAAAGGCTGGCAAAGATAGTTGGTTGGTCAAGAAGTACGGCAAACTTCCTGAAGATTGGCCAAAGGTGATAAAAAAAGGAATTGATGAATGCTTTCGAGTTTTAGAAGACTACGGAGTTCTGATTTTCAAATGGAACGAGGATCAGATAACAGTCAGGGAAGTATTAGAGGCCATCGGACGGAAACCATTGTTTGGCCATACTACCGGAAGACATGGAAAGACTATGTGGATGTGTTTCATGAAATTACCCAATAATGTATGAAGCAAAGTACACTAACACACGGCTCCCTGTTTAGCGGCATTGGCGGCTTTGAATTAGGGGCTGAGATGGCAGGTATTGACACTTTGTGGAATTGTGAGATAGAAAAATTTCAAGGTGAAATATTAAAAACAAGATTTCCTCATGCAGAAAGATTCACAGATATTACAAAAACAACCGGCCTCCGATATGTGGACATCATTAGTGGAGGATTTCCGTGTCAAGACATCAGTGTTGCCGGAAAACGTGAAGGTATTAAGGGAAAACGTTCAGGGTTGTGGAGTGAGATGTACCGAGTTATACGGGAAGTTAGACCTAAGTACGTCATCATTGAAAATTCGCCAGCTCTCACTATTTCCGGTCTCGAACAAGTCTTATGCGACCTTTCCCAAATCGGGTATAATGCGGAATGGCAATGTATATCAAACTACGCTTTTGGATACCCACACAAAAGGGAAAGATTTTATCTTATTGCCTACTCCAACCAAATCGGACTACAAGGCGACATTTGCAACGATGGACGCTTTAACTCGATATTTAAAGAGTGGACATCAGATACGAGTGTCGGATATACTTGCGCAAAAAGGATTCTTGAAATCCCAGCGTATAGCACTGTTAGAAATGATGATGGGTTTCCCAATTGGTCACACAGAGTTGGCTCAATAGGAAATGCTGTTAATCCTTGCGTTGCAAAATACCTATTTGAATGTATTAAAGAGTTTGATAAACAATTAGCGTAAAACTAAGTAAATAAGAATATAAATGACTAATCGACAAGTATGCAGTGAATATAAGCTGTTTGCCTATGAAGATTCATTCGGCAACGGATGGTGCGAATTCCATCAAAAAGAGGCTTTCTGGCCGAATGAAAACCTTTGAAATTATGAAACTTACCGGGCATCGGTCCGAACAGAACTTTTTCCGTTACATCCGGTTGACCGGTGATGATACTGCCCGATCAATATCCGGGGATATGTTTTTCAGAAAATGATGATTTTATAAATGAAAACATCTAAAGCAGCCGTGGGTAACAAAAAACGCCCACGGCATGCCTATAGATCAGTACTAAAATTGCAAATAACCAACTATTTATCAAACTGAACATATAACTTTACAAAAAAAATGGAAACTATAAAAATCCCCTTTACCGGCATTAATCGAAGTATTGATGAAGGTATATCAACTGACGGGCAGTGCATGGAACTTATAAACGCGCGAATCAAAAGCGGCTCTATTGAACCTATTGGAAAGCCTGTTTTTATCCATGAACTTACCAATGCAGAAAAGGTGTTCTACCATACACTAGCTAAAAAAATACTTGTTCTGGAAACAGATGGGAGAATACAGGCTCTCAATGAAGATTACTCTCACTTTGAATGGTTGTCATCCGATCTAACTGGTAAAGTAAATGATATTGCCTTTCTGGGAAATATTGCATGCTGCATAACGGATACTCAGATACTATACGAGATATTTGAGAACAACGTAGATGGATACAAATACGTTAGTTCCATCCCTGAAGTACCACAAATTAAAATCTCGCAAATGTCTAAGGTCACAAGTATCTGTCCAGATTCTAAATTTCTTGGTGGTAGAAAATCTGATGGATTCACCAGCGAAGAGTTTATGCGTACTGCTGATTATAATGCTGTTGGATATTTAGACAATTGCATTGATACACTAAACAAAGAAGAATATATTGTTGGTCCTTGCCTTCTTAAATATGCGTTTAGAACATCTTCCGGAGAATATATAAAGGAGTCTCCCATCTTCCTGGTAGAGCACGGAAACCAGATAGATTATACCTTTGACTTTAAAGGAGGGGGTAGAGACTCATATAGTAAAAAAGTATCATTTTGCCAAATAAATCCTTTCTTCTATTATGATAACGAGCCTAATAACGCCACATTAAAGGATTACACTTATGAATTTGGCGCAATGGGCACCAAAATAGACTTCTCTTTCGATGATTTTGATTTATCTTATCTAACCCCTCTTATAATTTCCATTGATGTGTTTATTTCTCCAATAGACTGGTTCGAAAAAAAAGAGAGTAAATACGGAAGCATAACCTACAATCAATATCAAAGAACCAACAACGAAACAGAACAGATACTGAAAGCCTATCGTTTTTATAAAGTTGCAGAATTTTCATTGAAAGGTAAACAGACCTGGAGACTTGATGAATGGTCAAAAGACAATATCTCTATTCAAGAGCAATTGATAACATCCGAAACAAAACACTCTTTTTCTGCCCAAACAAGCTATGTATATAATTCAAGATTGCATTTGGCTAACATCAACTACTCCTATTTTAAAGGATATATGTACGGGTATGAGAGCCAGACCCAAGAATCGAATACGGAATATACTCTAACGATTTGTACCGCCATTAGCACTGAACAAGGGGAAACCATTGTCAAAAACACGATATCATCAAAACAGTTAATAATTCCATTTCTTACATATCCTGATTCAAGGGCACATACCATGAGTCTGTTTATAACACCTAAATCAAGCAGCGGAGAGACCGGGGAAACTCTCAAAAAAGTATTTTCACTCCAGAAACACCCCTATCTCGATATCGCCTACTATTGCCAGCCAGCTCAAAGATGGGGAAAAATACCTGGTGATAGAAGCAGTTATGGTTTAATACTTTCTTCCTATTACATATCTATTGATCAGAAACTCGAATCTGATATACCCGCAGAAGAGAACACACATTATACAGCGCGTAACGTACTCAAAGTATCAGCCTTAAATAGTCCAATGGTATTTCCAGCATCACAGACTTATCAACCAACAAATACAGAAATAGTGGGCCTATGCTCCAATACCACAGCTTTATCACAAGGGCAATTTGGACAACACCCATTGTATGTATTTGCCACAGATGGAGTATATGCAATGTCAGTAGGAACAGGCAATGTAGTCTATTCAACACAAACACCAATAACACGCGATGTCTGTATAAATCCTAAATCTATTAAAGGCATAGATCAAGCTGTTATCTTTGCTTCCAAGCGTGGACTTATGATGATAGTTGGAAATACTGCAAAATCAATATCTGATGATATGATCGGATATCTCCCATCCTGTGTTACTTCTTCCCCTATCATCTCTAAGATAGCAGCTATAGGATCATTTTCTTTATCATTAGTAGAGTTTACTCAATATCTTGAAAATGCAGAAATAGGTTACAACTATCCGGAGAATGAGCTAATCATAGCAAATAAAGACTATCCTTATGCCTACTTGTTTAATATGGAGTCAAGCACATGGTCTAAGATATCTTGTTGCATTAAGAACTTCACAAATAAATATCCCGAATGCTATGCATTAATAGATAGTGAATCAGTTACTCCTGGTGTTTATGATATGCAAAATAGCCATAGAAGTATATCAAACATACTCTTGTTATCCAAGCCTATAAAAATGGGGAGCAATGCCCACAAACGCATTCTACAAACTGCATTAAGAGGAATAGTCAAGCGTGCAATGTCAGACTTATATTTGCGTGGTGAACCAGTAATGTTTAGAGATGAAAGCCTTAATATATTCTCTGATGTTGGGTTGTACATTTTAGGCTCCAATGATGCTGAACACTTCACCCTTATTTCTGGTAAAGAAAGTATTGTTGATGTCCGCGATCTTGTTACCAAAATGAATAAATCCAAAGCTTTCAAATACTTCATGGTGGCATTGGCCGGAGGTGTTAGAACGGATGTATCGCTAAACTATATGGAATTTATTGCATCCGAAGCATTCGAGAATCGACTAAGGTAAAAAAAGGAGAGGTTTCCCCTCTCCTTCTCTCTATATTCCAGCTAAGTCTGTAGCCCTTCTTCTGATCATTCCACTTATCATACCTATAAATTTCACTACATCCCACATCAACGCCTCACTCCTTTTTTCTGGAATCGGAGCGAGTTCTGGATTAACCATCAAGAACCATTCATAACATACATAGTTTACTATGTAGTCAAAAATAGCTTTTTTCAGTAATAATACAACCTTATCCGCATGTGGAGGTATTCTATTATGAGGAATAAGTTCAATATTCAAAGCGGCTTCATCCACACTCCATTTAAAATCCCGAACTCTTTTGATAAGCCTGCCATTTATATTATTTAAGGCTGTCTCAATTGGGGTACGAAGCGTATCATAATCATCAGAAGAAGTTTGGATGCAAGAAAAATCAGCATCCTTTTTCTTCAAAGATTCTCCCTGATAGTAAGTACGAACATCTACTTCAGAGAAGATGGCACTTAACTGTATTTCAAAGGCCAGTAAATTCATTAGGTAGTTGGTGCAGCTGACGTTGTACGTTTCGGCTTATCTCTTTGGGCACCGAGAAGTCTCAATTCCTCTTCAATTTCAACCAGCCTTTGTTCAAAACGCGTAGCTTCATCTGGCTTTATAAGATTAAGCCACTTGGCCAAGGTATAATAAGAGAGGTAACTCAGCATATTATCCTTAATCGTTTCTTTCTGACTTTCCATAAAGTTTGAAACAGCATTCGTTGTAAAGCTGATCTTAGTTTTATTTTCATCCCATGAATAAGATGTCTTACCAATAACCCGGCTCAGAATATTTCCAAGCTTCGTTCCGCCCTCCTGGGCCAAATCCTTCAACACGGTGTCGTCGTCGTCATTAGCTTGAAGCTTTGCAGCTAATTCCGTTAGTTTCGGATCACTTTTAAGGGCTTCTCCCAAATAATAAGAGTGTTCCTTCATTTGTTCAAACAGACTTTTTACAGTCAATTCAAGATTGATAACCTTACTTCCTTCCATAATAAATTATTTAGTTATTAATTGCAATTAATTCCGTTTGGGCCTTTCTCGCTCCAAAAGGTATTTCTTTATAGCAATAGCCTGCTCGTCACATACTGTTCCGTAATAAGTTACTTCCTCTTTCTTCGACAAGTTAAACCACTGCATACAGATGTAGTTTGAAACATATTGTTTCAAAGACTTCTCCAAAGCTTTTTTTACGGCTATCTTCCAACTGGAAGGTAAATCAAAGCAGAAGGTAGAGCTTTTCTCTGTTTCATTAGATAAATACCCATATCTGGAAACAATATCAGCGATGCTACTCACAGCCTCTCCAAAGTAGCTATCCAGGATATTCAAATCATCTTCCGTAGAAGATATTTTCTCTATATCCATATTCTTAGCGCCGGTGTATCCAGTTATCTTGTATACTTCCGGCATTATTTCAGCTTTATTTAAAGTTACTTCTATATTCATAGCACAAATATATGATGATGAGAATTATTCAAGTTGTTATTTTACAACTATTTCCGCGCTTCTTTAATTTATAAATAGCCCATCCAACGCCACTTATAACAACTAAAGTAATTAAGGCCCAAATCATATTACTTATTTGCTTGAGTAATGTCGTTTCATCTTTCCGTTTCTCCTGTTCCTGCCTTACATTTTCTTGGCTTTGAGAAGACGATGAACTATCAGATTTCAATGCAGCACTATCCGCAACTGAGGTATTGGTATTCTGTTCAATCTCGTTATTCTCTTCTGTATCTCCCTCTGCCAATAGTGGATGCTTGCCGGTAACAGGGTCCTTCGGCTTACTGGTATCATACAGTTTCCAGTTTATTTTTTTGTTGGTAGTGGAGTGCAGGAAGTTGGATATGTCCTGCATAGAGGTGAAACCAAAATCAATAACCTGCCGGGTACTATCTTCTTTTTGAATGAAGCTTTCTTGCTTCATTGTAGACTTATGGCTGCCGCAAGAAGACAACCATATTCCTGATATCAGAAACATGGTTATATAAAACAAACGTTTCATGGCTTAATTACTACATTACGCAGAAAATTAGAAAACTCACTTCTAACATCGAAGCATGGACACGCCTTGATATACTCTACCGGCTCAACTTCACCGCTACCATCAAGGTCTGGCGAAGTGTCCCGGTGACCAAGAAGCTCAATAATCTGGTATTCCTTACAAAGTTTGGCAACCAGTTCTCGAAGTGCGGCTTTCTGTTCAGGCGTCCGGGTATCAGTAGGTTTCCCGTTTGCATCCAGACCACCAATATAACAGATACCAACTGAGTGTTTATTGTATGATACCCCGCTAAATCCTTTCGTATTGCAATGTGCTCCATCAATGGATAATGGACGCCCGTTCTCTACAGTACCGTCGAGATCAACCACAAAGTTATAACCGATCTGGGAAAAGCCTCTTTGTTTGTGCATGCGGTCAATGTCCCTTGCACGCAAATCCTGCCCGGCACGTGTGGCCGAGCAATGGATAATAATAGCATCAATTGTTTTCATTCATCTTCCTCCTTAAATTTTTTTGCATTCTTTCTTGCAGTACGGACATTTGTTATTGCCATTTTTATTGCTGAAAAGACGGTGTACATCGCATACATAAATTGTGTGATTCAAAAAGTGGGCACATCTCACGATCTGTTTTTCTGTTCTATCCAATTTCATACTTATCCTCCTTATCAATTTCGTTTTCAATTCTTTCAATTACTCCCTGGACGTGAGAGGGCATCGCACGCTTGAACTCAAACCTTATCAAATGGTAGATTATCCGGAAAGCCTTATTCTTCGGGTATGCTATAATCAGGTTCTTGAATGCATTCTGAAGATACACATATGAAAAGACATACGTAATAGTCTTTATCACGATGAGAGCACTGTCACCATCTCCTATTGAATCCATGAAGACAAACACCACCTCAATAATGACCAGGTATAAGAGCAACTCTGCAAGTGCATTCTTAAACTTACCCCACTTAAAGTTCTTGCACCGAACAATACTCACTCCATCGGCACGCATACCGCACCAGATATTAAAAGCAAACATCACTGCCAAAGCTATGAGAAAGCCCTTGGTAGGTGTCAGATACGCTAATATCGAACTAAATAGCGACACGCATATCACTCGAATTTGGTCTAAAGTCAATAATTTATCCATTCTCAAACATTATCTAAGTTATTTAATACTACCTTTGGTATTGCATAAGACCGTTAAGGTCACATAGTAATTTTGTCGTTGTCCCGCCCGGCTTGTGAAAGTTGGACGGGATTTTTTAGGCACAAAAAAGCCCATCGACAACACGGGCTGTCAATGGGCATAATCTGTAGACAAAGGTACTAATTATCCTCTAATTCACAAGACTTTTCTTGCATTCTTACGAGATGATTATTAAGAGTTACTAAGTGACATTTCAGCTTCCGGCAAACAGCAGCTTTTGAACTTCCTTCAGCAAGCATCCGGCTAATAAGCTCCGCTTTCTTGTCCAACTTATAATGTGTTATCTTCTCACCTTTTTGTCTGCCGAGCTTCTGTCCAGCAGCCTTACGCCTGGCCAATCCTTCTTTAGTACGCTGAGATATTAAATCGCGCTCAATCTGAGCTGATAACCCGAAGGCAAAAGCCAATACCTGGCTATTGATGTTATTTCCTAGCTCATATTTTTCTTTCACAGTGAGTACTAATGTCTCTTTAGTCATACAGAGATTGAGCATTGACATTATGCTCATAAGGTTACGGCCTAATCGACTAATCTCGGAAAGTATAAGGATATCACCTTTCTTCATCTTCTTCAGAAGCGGCCCCAGCTTTCTATCCTTTGCAGCCTTTGTTCCTGATACTGTTTCAGAAATCCACTTATCAATTATTAATCGACGATCATTGGCAAAATTCTGAACTTCAAATTTTTGGTTCTCAACCGTTTGTTTATCGGTACTGACACGAATATAAGCGTAAATCATTTTTGTCGGTGAAGATAATAAACTAATCCTGCCGGAGCAAATACAGTTCTGTCGCCCGTTAAAACTGAATAGGTATGAAGTTGAGTGAAGCCCCCCAAGTGAATAGCATCAATAGCGAATACATAACTCTAATGGATGCTAACGGTAGCCCATTGAAGATAAATAAGGCA